GAAGGCATCGATTCGAGTTCGAACCCGGGCGGCAGGATCCGCAGCCGGTGGCGTTCCAGGGTCTGCCCGGACCAGGCGTCGTTGAGGGCGGTCTCGTATTCGAGGACCTGCTGCGGGGTCCAGGAGTTCGCGGCGGTGTTGCGCAGCATCGCAGCCGGGACGGTGCCCTCGGTGTATTCGGCACGGATCCAGGCGCGGCGCCGCAGCCACACGTCGAGGTCTTCGAGGCATTGTTCGACGGCGCTGAACCCGTAGGGGGTGGTGGCGCGCACGTTGCGCCGCTTGTAGATCAGGGTGTCGGCGGGGTAGCCGCCGGGAATGTTGCCCTGCTCGTCGACGTCGGCGACGTATTCGCCGCGGGGGAAACCCCACAGCATCTGCTGGTAGGCGGGCGACGGGGGTGCCGGTTTGCCGCCGCGGTAGTCCCGCAGGATCTTGACGGTGCTGCCGTCCAGGATCTCCATGGCGTACAGGTCGCCGCCGTACGTCATGCGCGGGTAGATCGCGATCGCGTCGAGGACGAAGTGTTCCTCGAGGAGTTTGCTGATCCACTCGATCCAGTCTTCGTCCTGACCGGGGTCGGGGCGCTCCCAGAACTGTGTGCAGCGCACGATCTGTGGGCCGAGGCGCTTGCGCATGTCGGCTTCCACGTCGGCGCGCGACTGGCCGGGGTTTTCGCTCTCGGCGCGGCCCACGGCCTGCTTGGTGACGGTGATGACCCAGTCGAGGGTGGCGACGTCGGACTTGCGGATCTCGATGCAGCGCCGGGGTACGCCGCCCGCGGCGGAGGCGTCGCGCAGCACTTTCCAGGGGACGAGCCGGTCGGTGACGCCGGGCAGGTTGCTGGAGGTGAGGTATTCGTTGAAGCGGGGTTCGGGGCGGCCGGTGTCGCGGCGTACCGGGTCGATCGCGGCGGGCAGTAGTGGCAGCCCGGGGCCGAAGGCGACTTGCGGGTCGAGGCGGGGTAGCGGGTTGAAGCCGCCGCTGGTTTGCGGGTTGATTCCGGCGTTGAGGAGCGCGGCGACTTGGTCGCCGGTGTAGAGGGTGGCGCCGGGCCCGACGCCGGGGGTGGCGGCTTTCGCCATTTCGGCGTCGGTGGAGCGGCGTACTTGGTAGCTCTGGCCGGTGGGGCGCCGGGTGCGGTTGCGGTTGCTGCGGCGGGACACCGGTCGTTCGACCTCCTCGGTGGAAGTCGTCGCGGGTGCGGGAAACGCCTGGTCGGGCCGGTGGGGTGTCCGGGGCTAGGTGACCGGGACGCCGTTCAGCGCGCCGCTGCTACAGATCGCCTCGTGGACGCCGCGCTCACGCAGATGATCCGCGAGGGCGTGCGAGTCGTTCGCGGTCCAGTGCGCGCCACAGAACCCGCGTCCGCCGGCCCGGCACAGCAGCACCCGGAACAAGCCGCTGGTCGCACCGAAACTGCCGCCGAGCCTGCGAGGCATCAACATCGTGGACTCCTCACGCCGGGGCGAAGCCGCGCAGCCATTGCATCGCCTGATCCGCAGAACCCTGGTCGCCGAGCAGCCGGGACACGCCCTGCGACATAGCGTCGACCTGGTCGTCGTGCGCCGAATTCGGGAACCCGGCGCACTCCTCCACGAAGTCCCCGACCCACGGCGCCGCGGCAGGATCGGGGAGGTGCACGTTGTGCGCCTCGGCAAACGGCGCCACAGCGGACGCCCGCGCGTACTTCGAATCCTTCGGCGTGACCGCGATCAGGCCCGGCACGCGCGAACGCAACTGCGCGATCACGGCGGGGCCGTTCGCCTTGTCCTCAACGAGTTTCCCGTTCGCCTGCGGCCACTTCGCCGACAGCGCGGCGACCGCGTGGCACGTCGCCGGGAAGTCGAGGCGGGCCCGTACCTGGTCGAGCAGGAACACGTCGGCGTCTTTGCGTCCCCACACCTGGCCGACAACGTAGTCGCTGCCCCTGGTGTCTTTGAACGCCATGTCCCAGGACTGGATGACCTCGTCCATGGAGTCAGCGCGCCATGCGCCGTCGCTTCCGCAGCGCACCAGTGCGCTGCTGTAGTACTGCCAGTCGCCGCGCTTGAACAGCGTGCCCTCGGCGGGTGCGGGGCGCCCTTGATAGAGGGCCGCGAATCCGCGCGAGCCGGCGTCGCGGCGTCGCTGCTCCCAGTTCGCGGTGTCGCGGCCGCGCGCGGAGAGCATCCATTCGCCCGGTTCGCGCCCGAGCGGATCACTCTCGCCTTTCGCGGGGTCGTGGTCGGCGAGCGCGGGAATGTTGACGTACGTCCATTCGCTGCGGTGGTTCGCGAGCATGTGGCCGCCGAGGTCGGCCTCGTGCCAGCGGGTCATGTCCATGACGACCGGGGTGCCGGGGGCAAGGCGCGTGGACGCGGTCTCAGACCACCAGTCGACGGCTATCTGCCGGTAGGTATCGGAGTCGGCCTCGGCGCGGCCTTTGACCGGGTCGTCGATGATCAGGACGCCGTCGATGGGGCGGCCGGTGAGCGCGCCGCCGATGCCGACGCAGTACACGGACCCGTCGTGGCCGTCGAGTTGCCATTCGTGCGCGGCGGAGGTGTCGTCGCGCACGCGCAGCCCGAGTTCCGGGTGCGCCTTGATGTCGTTGCGGATCGCGCGGCCCCAGCGGCGGGCGACTCCGAGTTCGTAGGACGCGATGCCGATGCGCGCGTCGGGGTTGCGCAGTAGTAGCCACAGCGGGAAGGTGCGGGCGATGCGCTGGGACTTGCCTTCCTGGGGGCTCATCGTCCACAGCAGTCGTTGCGTGCGGCGCCCCGCGATGTCGATCAGGTTTTGATCGAGGAGTCGCAGCGCGGGAGTGTGGACTGTGCGTGGATCCAAATACGCTGCCAGTTCACCCGGGCTGCGCCACGTGCGGCGACGCAGGTGCGCACTTTCTGCTTGTAGCTCTTTGCGCCGCTTCTGCAGCTGCGCAAGAAGCAGGATCTTGTCAGGCGGCGCTTGGATCAGTAGCGGCGGCTTCACGCTCCCGCTCCTGGATCTCCTCGATGAGCTTGGCGCACTCGGCATCGACTGCGTCTTCGGTGATAACTTCGACGCGGGACTTCGCCGCCGGGTACAGGTCGCGTAGCCGCAGCTCGGTGTCGTCGATCTTCAGTAGGCGGTCGAGCGCGCGCAGCACCGGATCGTCGTCGATGAGCGGCTGCCCATCCAGGCCGGTAACGAGCTTGCCGCCTTGGGTGGTGACGAAGTGCCGGGTGGATAGGACTCGCTGGGCGGCGCGCCGGTAGTCCTGGAACCGGTCGAGGAATGCCTGTGTCGCTTCGGCGTCCTTGAGTGCGTCGCTGGTGGATTCCTTCGCGGCGCGGCGCACGGCCTCGAATGCGGTGCCGGTGCTCGCGTAGCCGATTTCCGTGGCGATCTGCCGGTAGGACAGGCCGCGACGGAACAGGTCGTAGGCCCTGGCGTCCTTCTCCATGGTTTCGGGGGAGCGGCGGCGCGGCATCGCTCACCCCCTGTTGGCGCGTTCGGCTTTCCATGCGTTCGGCGAACGCTGGCTAGGTGAAGTCGTGTGGCTGGCCTGTTGAGGCGAGTATCGGCTTGATGCCGGTTCGACGACGCGTGCGATGCGCCCGATCGTGTGGGCCGCTATCAGCGTGGTCCCGCTACCGCCGAACGGCTCGTATACCCGGGCGCCAGGGGCGGTGGAGTTGCTGAGGCACCGGGTGACGAGTTCCACGGGCTTCATGGTCGGGTGCTCTTGGTTGCGCGGCGGTTTCGGGATCTCGAAGACGCTGGTTTGCGCGTTGTCGCCGTGCCAGTTCTCGCCGCCGCGTCCCCGGCGGCCTTCGCCGCCATCGGTGAACCCGTACATGATCGGTTCGTGCCGGTAGTGGTAGTCGGAGCGCCCGAGTACGAGTGTGTCCTTGACCCAGACGAGGCCCTGCCGGTACGACCATCCGGCTTCGTCGAATGAGTCCCGGAAGGTCTTCGATAGCGCACCCGGCGGGTGCGCTATGTATACCGCTGCGCCTGGGGTGAGCGCGGCGGTTGCGACGGCGAAGGCGCCAGCGAGGAGTTCCGGCAGGTTCCCGGCACCGTCGTTCTCGATGGTGAGGGCGTCGGCGGTCTTGCCGACGTAGTTCACGCCGTAGGGCGGGTCGGTCCACATGCAGTCGCAGCGGTCGCCGTCGAGCATGGTTTCGACGGCGGCGATGTCGGTGGAGTCGCCGCATAGGACGCGGTGCGGGCCGAGGCACCATACGTCTCCGGGTGCGCTGACGGGCCGGGTAGGCGTATCGGGTACGTCGTCCGGGTCACTGAGGACTGCGGGCAGTTCCTCGTTTTGGTTGAGGATCGCGTCTATGTCGTCCTGTGCGTATCCGGTGCCGTCGTAGTCGCCGTCGAGCGCGGTGATGAGTTCGGCGAGCGCGTCGTCGTCGTAGGTGCCGAGTTCGGCGGTGCGGTTGTCGGCGAGGTTGATACGCCGTGCGGTGGCGTCGTCGCATTGGACGATCTCGCAGCGCGCCGCGGCGTGGCCTTCGGCGGCGAGTGCCTGCATGGTGTGGTTGCCCGCGAGGACGATCAGCGGGCCGTTGGGGATTTCCCGCACGATGAGCGAGCGGTACTGGCCGTTGCGGCGCAGGGATGCGCGGATGGCTTCGACGTCGCCGCGTTTGGCGTTTCCGGGGAACGGGGTGAGTTCGTCGAGTGGGATGTCGCGGGTTGCGAGGTAGGCGGCTGGTGCGGCGGTCACGGTACTTCGATGGGTTCGATGCGCGTCTCGGTTTGTTCGCGGCCGTGCGCGTCGGTGCCGACCGCGTAGTCGAAGAGGATCGCCGGCCGGTTGTCCTGGGTGAGCCCGGTGCGGAATCCGCCGCGCACCCGGGTCGGGTCGATGCCGCGCTGCGCGATCAGTTCGACGGCGCGGGCGAGCATCGCGGGCGCCACACCCAGGTCGGTGAGGATCTGCTGCTGGGTGGGCGGCAGGATGACGCGGGGTAGCCGTGCGGGCGGCTGGTCGTCGCCGGAGCACTGGCAGGCGTCGGGGCTGGTGCAGTCCTCGCGGTGGGCGTGGGTGCACGTGTCCGGCCGGGGTTGTGCGGCGGCGCGTTCGCGATGTCCGACCGGGCGGGGGCTGCCGTCGGGCTTCGTGCACTGCGCACCGGGTTCGGCGTGGCAGACCGGGCACGGCACGGGGCCTTCGTCGGGGTGGGCGCAGATCGGGTCGGGTAGGCAGTCCCCGCAGGCGTGTACGGCGGTGACGGCGTACCCGTCGATTGGCTTGAGCTCGTCCGGTAGCGCGTCGTACTCGGCCTGGGCGAGGTGCCGCTGGTAGGCGCCCTCGTTGGGCTGCCCGCACGCGCACACCCCGAGCGGGGCGTCCTGGAGCGTGTCGGTCATCGCGGCTACCCCCTCAGCTCATCTGCATCGCGTACGCCGCGGTCGAGGTGGCGTACGTGGACGGGGTGAAACTCGCCGGGAACGACGCGATGCTCGATTTGGTCAGCGACAGGTAGTGCCCGCGCATCACCGGGATCGTGACGCCCGCGAGTGACGAGGCGGCTTTCGGCGTCGTGCCGGAGAAGTGCGCGAGGACCCCGATGTAGTAGTTCGTGTTCGCGGCGAGTTGGTGTTGCGCCCCCAGCGGCGCCTCAGCGAGGCCGAGGGTCGCGAACTGCGCGGACATGTCGCCGGTCTGGTCGATCAGGGTCGCGCTCTCGTCGTAGAGCGCGAGGGCGTTGACGCCGTTGGCGGTGATCCCGGCGAGGGTGATCCAGATCGCGAGGTTGGTGACCAGGATCGGGCCGGGCCGGATCAGGTTGAGGATCAGGACGCCCGCGGTCAGGGGTGAGCCGCCGGAGGTGTTGCAGTTCCAGGGCGTGATGATCTCGGCGAGGGCGCCGGTGGGGGTGCCGAAGTTCTGCTGCGCCTGCGTGCCCAGGCCCAGGGCGGTGCGCGCGGCGGGGATGTTGCCCAGGTCGCTGAGGTTCGCGCTCTTCTGTGCGGCCCCGGTGACGCGCGAGTCGTTGCCGGCCGCATACGTCCCGGCAGTGGCCCCGGCGACGGGGATCTGCCCGAACGCGGCGGCGTCGGTGGCCAGTGTCCCGTTGGCGAGCGACGTGACTTTCTGGCTGTTGAGGCTGAGCGCACTGGCTGGCGCGGTGAGCTGGTCGAGGCTCGGCAGGTCGCTCGCGGCGACGGGAGCGGCCAGCGCGAGCGTGTTGCCGGTCTTGGTCAGGCCGTGCCCGGCCAGGATCTCGCCCGCGCCGGAGAACTGCGTCCACGTCATCGCGGTGGTTCCGATGACGTAGGGCCCGGCGCCTGCGACCACGAACCCGGCGGCTGCGTTGACGCTGCCTTGCTCGACGAACACGAACGCGCCGGGGATCTGGACGGCAAGGTCCATGTCGAGGGTGCGCGTGAGGACGTAGGCGACGCCGACGCCCCCGGCGGCAGTGCACTGGTACAGGCCGTTGTTCGCGGGCGCGGCCTCGTTCTGCACGAGGATGCGGTCGCCTGCGGCCACGGCCTGACCGTCGACGCTCAGCACGCCGGTGGCGGTGGCGGTCAGGGTCGCGCCGAGTCCGGACGCGCCGTTGTTGTACGTGTTCGCGGGCAGCGCTGCGGTGGTGGCCAGCCGCGCGGAGGGTTTGACCGAGAGGCCCTGGGCGATGGAGTCGGCGTATGCCTTGTTGACCAGGTCCGTAGAGCCGACGGGGCTCGGCGCGGTCGGGGGGCTGGTGAACGCCTTGGTGCCGCCGACGGACTGATTGGCGCTCAGGTCGACTAAGTTCGCCGCTTGCGCCGCTGTCAGATGACCCGAACCGTCGAGGGTGGCGACGCCGTTGGGGGCGCCCTCGGCCGAGAGCGGCACGTACGTGGCTGCGGCGTTGGCTTCAGCCGCGGTCAGGGCCGCCGACGCGGCGCCGGTGGCGTCGTATCGGGCGTCGAGCGCCGCGAGCTGGTAGCCGATGGACAGCGGCGTCCAGATGGCGCCGGCCGCGGTGTATTCGAGCCACGCGGCCTGACCGAGTAGCGGCAGGGCGAGACTGGTGGGTCCGCCGGTTTTCGACAGCACGTCGCTGCCGGAGCACGCGACCGTCACGGCGTTGCTGCCGCCTTGAGTGACCAGTTCCACGGCGACCTGCGTCTTGTCCGGCGGCGCGGACGGCAGGGCGATCGTGACGGCCTGGCTGGTGGTGTCGACCGGAACCAGGTCCCCGGCTGCTGCCGTGTAGTTGCCGGTCTTCACGCCCGTGCGCGCCAGGGCGCTTCCGCCGCCACCGCCGGACGGGCCCTGCGGTCCTTGGGCCCCGGCCGCCGACGCGATCACGAGCGGGTTGACCTGCTGCACGATCACGGTCGGCTGCGACACCGGGCACCCCCTACGGTTGGGCGACCGCGGTGACGCCGAGCGTCCCGGTGACCCACAGCAGCGCGCCGGTGGTGCCGGGGTCCATCCACAGCGCCATCGAGTAGCTGCCCGGCGCCAGGGCCGCGGTGGCCGCGGGGTAAAGAGTGAGCGCGACGGTGGAGGTCGGCGACGTGGTGACGGTCAGCAGCCCGCTCGCGTTCGCGCTGGTGGTGACCGAGAACACTAGGGCGCTGCCGCCTGCCGCGGCGGAGCGCACCACGAACTCCCAGGTCGCTCCGGTGATCGGGTAGGGGGAGCCGTCGGGGTTTTCGATCTGGAAGCTCGCGGCGGATTGCGCGCCGACGGGGATCTGCCAGTTCCAGGTGTTGGCCAGCGTCACGAGCGGCCCCCGTCCCGGCTACGCGGTCTCGATGTCGATGGAGACCGTCCACGGCCGCTTGGCGAGGTTCGCCGGGGTGACTTCGCACAGGTCGCGTTTGCCGCAGGACCAGTCGAGCCCGGCCGCCGCGCCCCACATTGATACCGCTTGGCTACAGATCACTTCGTGGTCGCCGTTGGCGAGGTTCGCGAACCACTTCCACACGACACCGAGGGATTCGAGCGCGTCGTCGGCTATCGCGAGGTCGTTGTACGGAACGCCGATCATGCCTTGTGCGGCGGTGAGGATCTGCGCCTGCTGGGTGGCGGTCATGCGTTCGGCGAGGTTGCTGCACGCGGGCAGTCCGGCGTATTGGCTGATGTGGGCGCGCCGTACGCCGCCGGGCATGGCCTCGATGATGCCGCCGTCGCGGGTTTCGACCATGACGACGTGCGCGAATTTGCTGCGGGTCGCGATTTCGATGACGCGGGGGACGAAGCCCTTGCCGCCTACGCAGATGTAGCGGCCCGGTTCGTAGAGGGACATGCGCCACCTCCGTGCGTGGGGCAGCAGTTGAGGCGTCGGATGCGTGCGCCCGGCTCGCTGATGAAGACCGGACAGCAGCCGCCGGTGACGTTCACGGTTTGCGCGGGCCGACGCCGGCGAAGTGCAGCGCAAGGAGTGCGACGGCGGCCAGGAGCAACCCGGTCGGGGAGAGCCAGGGGCTGGTGTGTGCGCCGACGCCGTTGAGGACGAAGCCGACTCCCGCAGTGACGGCAGCGAGGATCGCGAACAGCATCAGGCCACCCTCTCCGGCCAGTGCCAACTGCCGCCCGCGTGGCCGGTTTCGTCCTGCTTGACGCCCTGGTTGAAGAACAGGCCGGCCGGATTCAGGACGCACAGGCTGACGGTCGGCGTGCCTTGCGTCTGCGCGCGGGTGATCTCGCCGCTGCCGGTGACGTCCAGGTCGAGCAGCGTGGTGACGCCGTCGTCTACGGCGGTGACGATGGCGGCCCGGCATTCGCTGGTGTATTCGCCGCCTGGGGTGCCGTACGAGACGTAGTGGACTACGCGGCCGACGCTGGGAGTTGGGGCGCTCACGCGGTCGGCTCGCTCGCCGGGGCCTCAGTCGGCGCAGTCTCGGTCTTCGCCGGTCCTTCGACGGCTGCGGCCACGTCGTGTCCGGTGTCTTCGGCGAGGGTCACGCCGTCGTGCTCGGCCTCGGCGATCGCGGGCTGTACGCCCTGCGTTTCGGCGGTGTGGGCCACGTCGGCGGCGTCCGCTGCGGCTTCGGCTTCGAGCTTCGGGGCGTCACCGCGCAGCTCGTCGAGGATCTCCTTCGCCCGCTCGGCGAGGTGGTGGCCGTCGGCCTTCAGGTCGGCCCAAAGCTGCTCGGCCTTGGTCTCGGCGGTCTTGGGGAGGGACATCAGGTCTCCAGCGGGGTGAGGTACCGGTCGACGCGGCGGATGACGACACGAAGGTCGCCGTGCGGGGTCGGGCCGGTCAGGGTGAGGGTCTTGCCGTCGTCGCCGACGGTTTGCAGCAGAGTGGAGTGTTCGTCGCCGTCGCCGATGCGCACGTGGATGAGGTCGCCGAGTCTGGGTGGCCGGTATGTGGTCACGGTCGCGTCCCCGGCTGGTCGGACGGCGGTGAGGGTGGTGCTGATCGTGGTTCCTGTCGTTACTCGGGCGGCGGGTCCCACGGCAACGGGTCGAACCGGACGAGTCGCCTGTCCTCGTCGATGCCGGTGATGACCGCGCGGCTTTCGGCACCTTCGGGCGCGTAGATGAACGCGGGCTCGCCGATGGCCGGTACGCGGTCGCATGCTTCGAAGGGGACGGCGAGCGTGGGGTTGGAGTAGTCGGCCGAGGTGGCGTCGATGCGGACCTCGCGCTGGTAGCTGTTGCCGGTGCGGCTGGCGTACTGCACGGCGGTGGCGGTGATGTCGTGCCAGTCGTCGAGTCCGCCTGCGAGGACGCGGGCGATGGCGCGGTCCGCACGCTCAGGGGCGAGCCCGGTCACGGCACCTCCCGGCGTTGTGTTCCGGCGCGCGTCCGACGTCCGTGAATTTCGCGCGCCGGAAGTTGGAGCTCCGCGCCGCGCGTCCCTCGGTACGCGGCGCGGAGAAGATCCGGCCGCGGGCGGGGCGGCCGGAGGTTTCGGTCAGGCCGCTACCGGAAGCAGCGAGATCTGCGGCTCGAGCACCGCGCCAGACGGCTCCCGGTTCGGGAAGTACACGCACGGGCGGCCGGTCTCATCCAGCCAGAACACCCAGCCCGCGCCGGTGTCGTCCTGGCCGGAGA